TTATAAAAGCCCGTTCACACAAGCTTCTAATTTATTTACTTCTTTCGTCAAACTAGCCGGTACATGTTGCTTAAGATAGAGTAGCGTTCCTTGAACCATGAAATCTCTTGGCGCCTCATTATTATTAATCTCACCAACAAGTGCATTCATCGATTCCTTATACTGCCATTTATCCGAATCAGCAATATCCGCATTCTCAATTCCAACATTAAGCTCCTCAAGCGCTTCCCGGAGTTTAGCCAAACGCTTCTTCCGTATCATCGTTTGGTCTGGCACAAGGTTTTCCGTATCCGCTTCCGTAAATACAATCTCTCCACTCTCCAAAATATCCTTAACAAGCGCATCAAGTCTTCTCACAACATAAGGAATCGCCCGCTCAATCAGCCCTGTGTTAACATTCTTGCTACCACTAGCAAAGACATACATCGCTGCCATACCACTAAGTAGCATCGTAATATCATTAATATACGGCTTCGTTTCCTCCCCGTAAACCTCTAACAACTGATATTTAACCCATTCCATATTTTTCAGCCGAACATTCTGTAAAAACGCATTAAAATCATCATCAATCATCGTCTGAGAAAAAGTAATATTCAATATCTCCCCATTCTCCGTATAAAAATGAATAATAATCTTCAAGCACTCCGTAAAATTATCCTTCTTCGTCCCATCTAGCCCCATCGTATACTCCAAACGCTGATGCAAAACAGAATACTCCTGCTTAAAAATCACAATTGCCAGTTCCTCTTTCGAAGTAAAATAATTATAAAAAGTCCCTTTAGAAATCCCAGCTGCATCAACCATATCCTGTACAGACGTCTTCAAATACCCTTGTTTTTGAAACACCTCTTTAGCCGACTTAATAATCCGCTGCTTCTTCTCCTTCAAAAAAACACCCCACCCGTTCTGTTATTATACCCATAGTATAATCGATTTATACTACCTATTCAAGATATCCATAATAAAAATCATTATTCTTTTAAACAATAAAAAAAGCCTCGCATACTAGCGAAACATACAAATTATCCATATATTATTTAAGCCACTTGTCGGATTTGAACCGACGACCCCTTCCTTACCATGGAAGAAATGGCAATATCACCGCGTTCTTCCCCGTTTCTTGTTGTGTTTTTAAATGCTATTTCATTTAACCTGTTAAGTATAAAATATTATCTAATGTTATCTAGTGTTATTTGGTTAAGGTGTTAATAAGGTGTTTTTGACTTCCTTCTCATATACTATAGAAGGAAGTCGCTTTATTTTTCAATTATGCTTAATTTCCTGTTTAGTTAAATACTCTTGATAAATAGTTTTTAAATCTATATCTTTCTTCTCTACTTTTCTACAAAAGGCTTTTAACTTTTTTGTTTCAAGTAGTCCAGAGAAGATTTTTTCAACAGCGTTCTTCTTTCCCTCCACATAGCAAATATATTTAAAATCATTAAAGCTATATAATCTCACGTCATAACCTCGCAAAAAATTATATCTTCTATATTAATGTCAATTATTCGTTCGTCAAAGCGTTCAAGTGATACAATGTGTTTTTTGTTGTCAATGTATACAGGAACTACATACTTATAGCGTACATGATGATTGTTCTTTAAAAACAGTACTTCTATTGACCAGTTACGCTTAAGCGCATCTGCCAAAACTATTGAATGTTCTAAAATATCATCAATTAAATTATACATTTTCGTCACCTCTTGCTAACATTATACGAACAAACGTTCTTTAAATCAAGTGTTTAAAAGGGTTGTATTACATAAAAATCTATGTAATAATATTCACAAGAACAATTTTCGTTCTTTATTTCATTCAACTATTAGCTGTTTGACATCCCGTTTTTTACATCTGAACATAACAGCAACCTCGAATTTTTTCGGGGTATTTTTTTATTTTAAAATAAAATTGATAAAACTATTGACTACTACGTATATTCGTAGTATAATGTGAATATAGTAAAGAAAACGATTGAAAAGGATGGATGACAAAATGGGAAAAACTTATTGGTACAATGAAGGAACTGACACACTGTTAACTGAAAAGGAATATAAAGAGTTAATGGAACGCGAAGCGAAAGCTCTTTATGAAGAGGTCCAAGAAGAGGAAAAAGACTTTGAAAGTAGTGAAAAAACTAGTTTTGAAGAGTTTCTAAAAACATGTTATGAAAACGAAAGTGATTTTGTTCTATCTGATAACGAAGGCAATAAATTAGAAGAATGGTAAAAATATAAAATAGAAAAGGAATGTGGTAGAAATGAGCAAAACTATGTATAAAAACGATGTAATTGAATTGATTAAAAACGCGAAAGCGAATAACGAAGAACTACTATTCACAAGCGTTGAGCGTAACACGTGGGAAGCAGCAACTCAGTATTTCCGTTGTCCTGAAAAACATGTTAGTGATGCAGGGGTTTATTACGGGGAAGATTTTGAATTTGATGGTTTCGAAATATTTGAAGACGATTTAATTTACACAAGATCTTATGATAAAGAGGAATTAAACTAAATGACTATTAAATTATTAGATGAATTCTTAAAAAAGCATGATTTGACGAGGTATCAGTTAAGCAAATTAACTGGTATCTCACAAAACACTTTAAAAGACCAGAACGAAAAACCGTTAAATAAATATACTGTTTCAATACTACGCTCGCTATCGTTGATTTCGGGTTTATCTGTATCAGATGTTTTGTTTGAATTAGAAGACATAGAAAAAAATTCTGACGATCTTGCAGGATTTAAACACCTGTTAAACAAGTACAAACTCTCATTTCCTGCACAAGAATTTGAGTTGTACTGCTTAATTAAAGAGTTTGAATCTGCGAACATTGAAGTGCTCCCTTTTACATTTAATAGATTCGAAAATGAAACGCATGTAGATATAGAAAAAGATGTTCGAAAAGCACTGGAAAATGCTATCACCGTGTTAAAAGAGAAGAAAAATGAGTTACTTTGATAAGTTTAAAAGGAAGTGACACTAGTGAACAATCATGTTATAGATTTGACAAATAAGAAATTTGGAAGATTAACAGTTAAAGAGTTTGTTCGTTCTGAAAATGGTAACGCGTTATGGAACTGTTTTTGTGTATGCGGCAATGAAAAAGAAGTATTAGCTCAACATTTAAAACGAGGTCATGTTCAATCTTGCGGTTGTTTAGCTAAAGAAAATGGGCGTGAATATGCTGAAAAAAATTTAAGGACAGAAACAGCACAGAAAAACGCCCTTAAAAGAAAACTAGAAGTAGACGCAGTCGATGGCACTATGAAATCAGCTTTAACTAGAAGACTATCAGCAAGAAACAAGAGTGGGATAAAAGGCGTGCGTTGGGATGAGAAAAGAAATAAATGGGAAGCTTCTATTACCTTTCAAAAAAAATTACATTTTTTAGGCAGATTTGAAAAGAAAGATGATGCCATAAAAGCACGTAGAGATGCGGAAGATAAATACTTTAAACCGATTTTAGATAAAATGAATTGATATAACAATTACGCTAAGCTTATGTTTAGCGTGTTTTTTTGCATAAAAAAAGCCTCGATTAAACGAGGCTTTTTCTTTCTAGTTTTTTTGAATTAGTTTTTAAGTACATAAGTTTATAGAGATTTATAATACTGTTCCGTATTAATTAAGTTTTTAATCTCTTAATACTTATACTATATATTTTTTTTATTCTTTTGTCTAGTATAAAAGACGAATTTAATATAGAATATTATTATACTTAATTTAGGGAGGATGCAATTTGGGATATAATCAGATGCTTGAAACACCACCGTTAAAGAAGTTTGCTGCCTTAGGTAATTTTAATAATAAATTAATTTATTTAGCAGAAAATTTAGCAGAAAAAGAAGATTGGTATTATGAAAATCCAAATGCTAAATCGTCAAACCAAAAGTATGGAGTTCTTTTTCAATTCATCCATCATACTTTTTCAAAATGTAAAGATGAAAACTTATTAAAATTTAAAGATAATCATTGTTTGATGAACACGGGATTGTTGACTCAATCTGGGGAAGAAATTTTTATGCTTTTTACTAAAAATTCTAGGCCTAATGAACAAGAATGGTTTTTCAATAGTTTTTATCGCAGTTCTGACCACGATATACCTCAAAATATGCGCGGGTCTTTACCTGAACATATTGATTATTTTGCCTCAAATCCTCAAGATATGTACTTTAATACGAAATTAAATGTACTATACAACATGGAGCATATAGTTGAAGAAAATTATACTAGACTACCAGAAGGCATACAACAATTGGATAAGAGTATAATTATAACAATCCTTAATTCTTCTACTGAACAAATGAAAAAGAGAATACTAAGAAATAATAGACTAGTAGTCCCTCAATACTATAATAAAAGAATTATGTATCTCGCGCCTTTAAGATTTGGTAAAGATACTCTTCCTCTAGCCATCGAAAAACACATTGACTCATATCGAATAAATACAATACTTACACCTGGAATGGCCTATTGTAATGCTCGTTTAATTATGAAACCTGAAAGTAACTGGTTAAACAATAAATAGTTTAATATAAAAAAGCCCCCGCACACGCGAGGGCTTTAAACTAAATCTTTTTAACAAACTTCGTGTTGGCAGTGAGATAGTAACCGCTCTTCGTCTTCAAGCGAGGTGTCCCGCCTTTCGTTTTCCCCATCCCTGAAATCGTGAAGATAGTGCCTGCCGGATATGTTCCACCTGTTTTATGCTTTTCAGTGAAGTCTACTGAATTGTATAGATCACATTGTACTAGTGTTTTGATTTTTTTAGGATTTTCTGTGTAGTAAACGTTCTTATTTGAACTTGCAGATGGCTTTGGTTTACTTGTGCTAGCAGAACCTTTTAGTTTCGCATTAACCGCATTTCTAAAACGTGTTAACTCGCTTGGCTTTGTAACCCAAGGCGCAGGGCAATTTTTACCAGTGACGTCATAATGTCGAATGATATCACTAGCTGTTAAATTATATGTTTTGCAAAGCTCTGCAACTACATCAACAGAACGATTAAATGTTGCTGCAGTAATATTCCCGTTTTTATCTAAGCACATTTCAATACCAATACTTGTTAGGTTTGCATTTCCACCAGAATAGTAACCCGCTGTTGCTTTAAGCGCTTGTACCCTGCAAGCTTTCTCGTTCGCGTGGTATGCAACTTCATTCAAAGGGATAATACAAATAGCTTCTTTATCATCAATAAAAATATGTGCAGAAGCGTAACGCTCTTTTAAATCTCTAAAATATCGTCTGTGATTATCTGCGCTTGCTCCAGAGTTTGCAGTATAATGCATAACAATTTTACTTACTCTTAGTAGCTTAAAACCTGGTCGCGAGAATTTATTTTTATTAATATAATTATATTTTAGTGTTGTCATTACTTATCATCCTTTCTATTTTTATTCAAAACTAACTCGCTGTCGCTTGCGCCACCTGTCGTTGGGTCGTTTACTACGCCCAGAACTCCTAGTAATAGGAATACTGAATTAACAAAATCCAATGCTTGCTTATTGATTGTATCGACAGGTAGCGTCACTCCAAACCATCCTAACAACTGCTGCGATAAAACTAGCACAAGTGGGATAACTGACACCCAGAAAACCTTCGATTTCATTCTTACCTTCCAGTTAATTTTCATCATTTCACCTCCTTTTCATTTTTTTCAGTAACATACTTCCAAATCGCTTTATCTTCCCGTTTCAATAAAGCAATCTCTTTATCATGATCGTTTTGCTTTTCTCGTAAACTCATACGATCTTTCTTGCTTTCGGACATTTCTTCTCTAAGACTTTTTAAAGTGATATCAAGAGAATCAATCATATTTCTTAAAGGTGCGACTAATGCCCACCTAATCACAAAACCTACGATTGCCGCTATTAAACTAATTAAAGCTATTAGCTCCCCCACACTCATCCCTGCTATCGAAATACTCCCAACTGCCAATTTTCATCATCTCCTCATTGTCACTCCATAAAAAATAAGCCTTGCTCGGCTTTAATCTAAAACATAAAATAATTGATTTAACGCAAAATAAGTAACGCTGGTGTCGGCAGGCATAAAACTCATTGCATTGGCGGAAGACGCATGTACTCGACCACCAGTCGATTTGCTCGTTGGCGCGTAAGCCATCGCCGTTCTTGTTGTCTGTATCTCAAGAGGCACAGAAGCAAAAGCGTTAGCTGATGCCCATGCGGTTGATTTTTGAACTTGACCACGGAAAAACACAATTCTAATTCCAAAAATGCATAAAATCATATATTGAGGTGTATTAAATTCGGCTGTAGAATATCCTGCGTTAAGCGGTAAATCTTTCCAGCTTGTTTTATAAAACGAATCTGCATTTACAGATAAAGTTGTTTGTCCCTCCTTAGAGAAATCTAACGAATCACCGCGTAGCATTGCCTCTTTTAGTTCTCCGGAAACATTATGATCCATCAGTTGCTGTGCTACTTTCACGCCACCGAGTGTTGTAACATCACTTTTTAAAATAGTAGAGCCGGCACCAGTTGGCAGTACTGTAGCAGCATTAAATCCATCGTCGTTCATCGTGACTGTCCCAGTAAACAAATTTCCTTCTTCATCACGATAATTAATATTGTGAATAAATTCAGCACCTGTGATACTCCCACTCTCTACATCACCTAATTTCGCAGTAATCGCTGATAACTCCCCGACTTTTAAAGCGTTATAATCCAGAGGTATTTCTTTCCAAATTATCCCATCCCACTTAAAAACACCTGTTATAGTATTTTCAATCTCATCTATCTTGAACCATGTATCGTTTATCTTTGGAATAGATGGCGGTAGCTCACCATAAAAAGGTTTATTGTTATCACCAGCTTTCATTAACGCGTCATTAGCTGTATCTATTGCTGTGACAGCGGAATCTTTAGCATCATTTGCTACTTGTTTTGCATCTGTTGCATTTGTATTCGCATCATTTGCTACACTTTCGGCACTACTAGCGATTTGCTGTGCTGTTTCAGCCTTATTACTTGCGATTGAGGCAACTTTATTAGCATTTGTTGATACTTTCGCGTTTTCCCTCAATTGGTTTATAATCGCAGGTGTAGCCGAATTAATATCAATAAAATCACCAACTACACAAGTGCTTTTTGACATATCGCTATAACAAATATTTAACTCAATAACCCTTGCTTGTACTGTAATTGGAGGACTCATTTCTAAATCTACAATTCTTACAAAACTTCCTTTTCTTATTCGATGTGCTTCAAAACCATAGACTTGTTCTAACATTAAAATATTTGCTTCATATTGATATGATGGCGATGATAAGTTTCTAAGTTCTAAAGTACCCCATTGCTTCAACGCTGCCGCATTTGTTATATTTTCATTTACAATCTTAGTCATTAAGTAACCTGTGCCGCTTGGATTGTATTGCTCATTTGCTTCATCATTATAGATATAATTCAATCCTCCATTAACAGAAGAAATGTTTAATTGTGTCCCATCAGCTTGCGTTGCGCCAAGAGGTATAAGAGCGGTCTTAATGTTCGTAAATAATACTTTCCTCGTTATTCCTTTAATGCCTGTGCCGCTCTCAATTCGAACACCTTCATTATCCCCAAACTGTTTCGCGACTTTACAATAATAGCCAACTATCCTCCCTTGAAATGTTTTTACATAAAACTTAACTTCGCAATCAAAAGCAGTACAAATTTGATGTAGAGCTTCTTGAGCTGTTATATATCCTGAGAACTCCAAATTTGCAACTGCCCCTACATTTTCTGTATCTTGAGGAATCCATCCACTCCCGCCAAGCACATATGTTAAAGCGGGACCAATATTACTATTGGAAAAAGTGCGATCTGTCACAATTACATTATTCAAATCAAAGATAAAAACATTTTCGCAAAAGATTCTTTTTTGAGGTTTCGAACTATTGTCATCTCTGATGTCTTGCACTTCAATAATTTTGAATAACAATGAATCATCGTCTAAGTCTTGAAGCATTACATAATTTCCACCTGTTAAATATTTTGAACTTTCGTCATCTGTCGAAACAGAAAACTCATAAGTTGAATCAAAATCTATAACTTTCTCGGTGTGTGAATCATTAAAATAATGAGTTCCATTTGTTGAATCAACGGATATAGATTTTACAATTTCTTTATTTTCATCTAATATCAATAACATTTAAACACTCCTTTAAAAAGTTCTTGGCCTAACATATACTGTCCAATCTGCCGCTTCAAACGGAGATACATTTAATACTTCTGTTGTACCGCCAAATAACTTAAAAAAATGACTTCCTATTGCTAGATTCTGCATAAAAGGAATGCCATTTTTATAAATTGTTTCTGTTTCAAAATCAAACATTAATTCGTCAGATGCATGCGCTATAACTTGCGGAGCGGTATTTGCAACAATATTTAATTTTTCAACAAGTGTATCTGTGAAAAACAAATCGCGGTTAGGGTCATGTGTGGCTGATGCCGCAGCGTATATATTTAATTGAGCTAATTTTTTTGTGTATTTATTAGCGGTATCTACAAATACCTTTTTCTTCGTCCAGACAGGCTTTATATTACTATCTAGTTTGATAATTTCAGCGGTAAATTGATTTCCTATTTTAGTTAAAATAAAGTAACCATAAAAATCTCTGTATTCATTATATGCACCTGTTTGTACCTTCTCTGTCACTGTTTTATATTTTCCGTTAACTTTTTTTCTAGTTGATACTGTTTTGTATGTTTTAGTAACTTTCCCTGCCTCATTAAACAAATCTTTTTCAGGATAATTAGCAACATTTTGATCGCCAATAGATATTTTAACAATATTGACTTCGGTATTTGCGGCATTATCTTTTATTTGAAACGTTGCAATTTTTGCTCCTTTTTCATCAACAAGATACACTTCTAATTTACCTTGTTGCTTTTGTGCCGATGCTATGTTTTGAAGGCGCATTCTTACACGCCAGTTATCCTGCGCTTGGGGAAGAACTACTTTACTCATTGGTCCATGCCACTGTGCGCCAACACCATAATCAGATGCTCGAAATACATTTGCGGTTGAAGTGAAACTCCCATCAATAATCCCGTTATTTGCGTCTAATTGAAATGTTAAATCTGACTGTTGCATAGGCGTCCATGTAGCTAATACATTCATTGGATCGTTTAAAATTATTTCCGATGGTTTAACAGGAGTTTCTCCAGAATCTGGATCAACTCCTTCGCCAATGTATAAGTAATCCTCTTTATTCGATACAGCTATATAAGTGACATCCTGTTTTATAACTGCTCCAATTACAGGACTGGTAGGTTGTGAACCGCGAACTGGTAATTTGTTACTTTCACTAGTTAGCTCAAATTCTTCTTGTTCATAATAAACATACGGGTCTGAACAAACAAAATTCAGCGTTGCTCGTCCGTTATATAAAAGCCTATCTAAGTCTGTAGATCCTTCAAATCGACCATAATACGTCTTTTCAGGCGCATCATCAATTACCAAAGAGCGTTCTTCTGCATCTACCTGCATCAACCAATCAGCGACAGATGTAGCCCTCTCGCTTAATTCTTTAAGGCTATCTCCAATAATTTGTATTTCTAATTGTATCCCTCGTTGACCAACATTTGGTCCAAAATAAAAAGCGCCAATACGACCACTGACGCTTTCCGTGTTACCTTCGTTTTGTGGGAACAATGGTGGTTTAATGTCAATTATTTCCACATGCTTATCAAATGAATGAATACCTTTATATGTGAATCCTAAACTCATAAAATCACCCCTTGCGCTCGATTAGTTCTAATAATCCGGTTGTTTTGAATTTCTGTTATAAAATCTACCGTTTCCTCCGCCACTATACGACCCTCTAACATTGTTTTATTAATAATTTGAATTGGTTGTACTGTAACCGGGTTTCCGCTTCCTTGCATTGCTATAGAAGCCCCTGAGTAAGCCGTAATTTCTTTTGTGTTCGGGGTAACTGGGACTGAAATAGCAGGTGATAGACTTGTTAAATGTTTTTGCATTTTATGAGCCGCCAAATCTATAGTATTTAGATTCTTAAGCATTCCGACTCCAATTCCCGCTGGCACTTGTTCACCAACTTCATCGCTCATTAGTCGAGAAGGCGAGTGGATTTTCAATCTTTTTTTGATTGTCGATTCAATTGTTTTAGCTAGTTGATCCGCTTGTTTCTCTAGCGGACCGTTCATTTGCTTGAACCCTTGAATAATCCCCGCTACGGTCTGTACACCAAGTTTAGAGCCAGCAGTGCGATATTCTTTTGCTTTATCAAGTTCTTTCAACCAAGAAGCGTTCGCATTTGCCAAATCTTTTTTAGCTTTATCGTTCGCCGCCTTGACAGCTTTATCCATCGCCACTTTATCATTTACAGAAGCGTCTAATCCCAGCTTGTTTGCATTAGCATGTTTTTTACTCCACTCAGCTTGATATTGTTTCAGTTGTGTATCAGACATTCCCGCAATTGCTTTAGCTTGTCCTGTTGCGCTTACACCCATATTGCGTATCTCGTCTATAAGACCTTTACTAACACCGCGTTTTTTCATTTTATCAAGTTGAGCCATAAAATCTTTTTGTTGGGCTGTTTGTGATTTAAGATTTTTTGTTAATTCGCTACCACTTGATTTCTCTGTAACAGCAGCATCAAATAGTCCAGTCTGATTATATGCGGCTTCTTGATTTGATTTAAGCGCATCCTTATATGTCTTTTTCGCTTCATTAATAGAATCCTTAGCCGTTTTATTTATTTTAGCAACATTATCATAATATTTTTGTGTACTACTTTTTATTGATTTATTAAGTTTAGTTTTTTGTGTATTAATTTCTTTGTTAGCTCCAGCAATATTTAATTTGATTTGTCTTGTTTGCGCCGCATTTAAGCGATATTGCTTATTAATTTGTTTTAATTTATTAATGTACGATTGTGCGCTAATTGCGCCTGTTTTATAATCTACTTGCACATTTGATATTTTATTACTTACATTTTTCGCATAGCTTGTTTTAGTACCTTTTGCATAACGAGGTACGTTACTCAAAGCTTTAGCTGTTTTATCTCCTCGTAATACTTCAGTACCGCGCGGTAGATCAAGAAGAACATTACGCCCTTTTGGAACAAAGCTTTTTCCGTCAGGTGTAGTAATCATTTCTTCGTAGTTGCTTCCCTTTGCATCATTTACTAGAGCTGGTCCACCTTTATGGTTATTCGTACCAGTTGCTAACCCTTGAACGCCCGATGGTGCCTTGCCGTTCGTTTTATAAGCAATTTCTAAAACTTTTTGTTGTCTTTGAGGTATTCTTCCCCAATCCGCAATCATGTTATTAAGTAAATTTCTAACAGTATCTGCATTAGTAAGCGCCGTGAAAGTCTTTTTACTCACTTTTGTCCCATTGTAAGAATAAATATTATTTTTTCCTTCTTGGACCTTGCCTAACAAATCCCTATTATTAGCATATAGGTTTTTAAGATTAATCTTTTGACCGTTGTATTCTACAATCACGTTTTTACCTTGCTCCACTTTTGTTCTAACGTCTGTATTCGTTGCTAGCAATGATTTTAAATCTACTTTTGTGCCGTTATAATCAACAATCATCCCTTTAGATGAGTTTATCTTTTTTAACACATCTGAATTATCAACTACTAAAGTTTTCATCGATGGGGGTAATTTGTCCCAAACTCCCATGTCTTGCAGTGCTTTTTGTAGTGCGAGGCTAGTATCTGCATTCGCAATCATACTTTTTTGTTCGGGCTTCAATTTATCCCAAATACCTAAATCTGACAACGCATTAGCTACATGTATAGAGTCCTCGTAACTGACAATTAATTTCTTTTCGTTGAAAGTCATCTTATCCCAACGACCACTTTCAATAGTTGCAGTTGCAATTGTTTTCTTAGCATCTGTGGTTAATTTTGCTTCTTTCATGATGAATTTCAGATTATTCCAACCATCATCACTTTTAGCTAAATTGGATACGAATTCACCAACATTGTCTCTTATTTCAGAAGTTTTAGGGTCTAATACTAAGTTGTTCCATGCGGTATCTGCCATTTTCGCTCCATCGCCAATTAGCTTGCTGGCTTCGTCAGCTTTGCCCGCTTTTTCTTGTACATCGCGTGTAAATTCGTCATAATCTAGTCCCATATCTTTTAATCCGCGTCGGATGTTTTTTCGCGCGACTTCATTACTTACACCTAACTTGTCGTATAACTGTTCTTGTGTTCGTATCCAAGCCGTTACACTAGATCGCACTGTTCTATTCTGATCTCTATCCAGTTGGTTCATTGCATTATTGTATGACGTTTTATCTATTAATTCTTTATCATAAGATTCTTTGAATGCTTTCTTTTGTTTCTTTGTTTCATCTGTTGTTGCTTTTGTGACTTTACCAAGATAGTCAGCTTGTTCAGTGAGTGCTTTTGTGCTTAAATTCTGCACCTCACCGTTCATCGCTTTTATCAGCTGTGTTTTCTTTTTGTTGTTTAAGCCTAAACTTTCAATTTGTTCAATCTGCATATCTTTGTAAATATTGTTAACAATTTTCGATTGTTCAGATGTCATCTTGCCAGTTTTAACCGCATGAGATTGATAAATCTTTTCTATTTCTTTATATTGCGAATCTACGTTTGCCTTTCTTTCTTCTGCTCTCTTTTCAGAGTCTTTCATGGCGTTGTCTAGTAACGCTTGTACAGCAGGTGAAGCTTCATCATATGCTTTCTTGAAGTCACCCAATGCATCGTCTGTATTCTTCTTAATTTCGTCCGCCATGTTTTTGAAAGCACTGACAATTTTCTCACTGTCTGCCGTTGCTCCTGATGCAAATGTATCTAATGCCAATGTACCCTCTGATGCAAATTCATTGAATTTACCCATCGACTTATCTGCCTCGGCACCAATATCATAACCCCATGTTTTTATACGTTCTTTGCTTTCTTCGATTTTGCTTATATGTTTATCCAGTGCATAAATTCCTACACCAATCAAAGCCGCGCCTGCTAAACCAATGACAGCTGGCAACGCTCCAAACGATCCCGCTAATCCTGCCGCTGCTAAACTAGTTCCTTCTACCGCTGTTGTAGTAGCCCCAAACCCAGCCGCCAAAGGAGCTAATTTACTCCCTAAACCTAAAATCTTACCTAAGCCCGCGAATCCTTTTATTAATCCGCCAGTCATTGATACTAGTTTTCCGCCAATCATCAGCACAGGACCAGTGGCTGCTAAAATTCCAGCCCATTTTATGATACTTTGTTGTTGTGCGCCGGAAAGGTCATTAAATTTATCAATCATTTTATTAGCCCACTCGATGATTGGAGTGAGGGCAGGCATTAATTTTTGTCCTACGTTCTGTTCTAATACTTCGAGCGAAGCTTTGAATTGATCCACACCAAATTTACCAGCTTTTCGCATATTATCAGCAACTTGTTTAGTATATCCATTTGCTTCATCTGCGCCCTTAGAATATTTACGTAGAGAATCGCCTCCCGCTTCTAAAAGCGTATTAACAGCTGATAAAGGTTCACGTCCGAAAATCATCGTCAAGAAAGAGTTTTTCTGTGTTTTCGTCATTTTCTTTGTTTTATCATTAATATCATCCAACAAAGTTGGCAAAGTTTTCATATTGCCGTTGTTATCTTCAATTTTTAATCCAACTGCAGACATTGCTTCTGCAGCTGATTTTGAAGGTTTAAGCAAACTCGTAAGCATCCCCCGTAAGCCAGTACCAGCCTTTTGCCCTTCAATACCGCGGTTAGAAAGCAAACCAACAGCTGCTGCTGTATCTGTAAGTGAATATCCTAGCGAATGCGAAATAGGACCGACATAGTTCATTGCTGTTCCCATATCAGAGAATCCAGCCGCTGTTTTATCAGCTACGTAGGTTAGCACGTCAGCAACTTTGTTTGTGTATTCCATCTGCTTATTTGTATCTTTAGAAATCATTCCAAACTGTTCTAATGTTGATGTTGTAACAGACATTACTGTTTCGAAATCATCGCCAGATGCACGAGCAGCATTAAAAATCGCAGGCATAGACGCCATTGTTTGATTAATATCGTAGCCTTTTTTAACCATTTCTTTCATACCGAGCATAGTTTGTTCAGAAGCTACCCCATACTTAACACTAGCTTTCTGTGCATAATCAAAGACTTGTGTATAACGATCGCCAAACTCTTTCGCTGATTCATCAGATTCACGCAATAAAGAGTTAACTTCTGTCACTTCATTATCAAAATCAAGATACGCTTTAGTTGATTTCACCATTCCCGCTACAATTGGCGCCGTAAATCCAACGGTCATCGCGGTTCCAGCTTTTGTTAACTTTTGGCCAGACTTTTCAAGCATATTTCCGAATTGTTCAACTTTGACGATAGATGAATCAAGACCTTTAATATTAATGTTTTTCTTATTGATTTTGTCGATATTGTCAGATGCTTTTTGCCCTTTCTTCGCAAAATTATCCATATCCTTATCGATTTTGTTCATCTGGCTTTTATAGCCATTTTCGCGTATTTTTATATCGTAATAAATTTCTCCCGCTTTACTCATATTTTCACCCCTCTTTCAGCTTGCTGTTAGCTCTCAAAGCCTTTTCTAATCCTTCTTCATTAGAAGCAGCATCCTCAAAATATCCACGCTTTAACATGATTCGATTTTGCTTTATTTTTTCTTTCAGCAAATGTTTTGGCACTTTGCTTCGTTCAGTCATTCGAATTTCAAGAGTTGTCATAAATGGCGTTTCCCCACCTAAATTCATTAGATATGTCCGGAATTCTGAAAAAGTCATATTTGACAATTCTTTGCGCAATCTGATACCGTAATACGCCAAAAAAGAAGACTCGATTAAATCAAAGTCTTCAACTATTCCGTAATACTGTTTTCCTGTGGCTTCCCCTCGTCACTTTCCTCGCTCATATCGCTTTCAAATAATTTAGCTATAATGTATTCAATAAGCCCCTCGTAGACTTTAGTTGGCAATGTTTTAGAATTGATTTCTTCTCTGTCTTCTTTGCTGAAAAAAATAGCAAAAATATCATCGTTCGTTGCTACAATTCCATCTGTGATAGTCATTAACAATTCATGCATGTTTTCACTATCCGGCGTTGTATGCTCTCCATCGCTTTCGTCGCCTTTCAATTTAGGCGCAAGAACTTGTCCTAAAATTTTAGGTGCTTCATCCAAAAGCGCACTGTATTTAATGTGTGCTTGTGCCGAAATGTCCGCATAATACTTTTTCCCGTTAATTTCCAAAGGAAGTTTTACTTCATTCTCGTTAAAATTAAATGATTTCATTTTTGTCCTCCAAATTAGTAAAAGCCCTCACTCAGAGGGCTTCGTATTTTGTTTATTAGGCAGATGTTACAGAAACAGAAACGTCATTTTTAACCGATGGTTTCACTTTGGACGCAATTGTGATTTTAATTGCAGTTACTGTTGTAGCAACTCCTGTTAAAGTTCCATCACTAGCTACTGTTGCTTTTGCTTCATCAGATGAAGTGAATGTTACATCTTGTGGAGCTCCTGATGGCAGTACTCCTGCTGTAATTTTAATAGTTTCTCCAACTTTTACAGTTTTAGAGGCGCTATCTACCGTTACACTTGTTGGCTCAATGGTAGGCGCCGGCGTAAAAACCGGCGTACCATTTGAATTCTGTGTGGCAGAAAATGAACCAATATCGTTCGCACCACCACCACCGAAATCATTAATCCCGATTGGTCCAGTGATTTCATACTTAGAGCCTGCTGGGAATTTAACTACAATTGTTTTTTCAGCTTCAGACCCAACTTTATCCCAAGTTTCACGTAATTCATTTTGTCCTGGATCTGATTCATTGTATTTCCCATCCAAACCTAACTCCATAGCAGCACCTGTTTTTACCGCACGTTCAAATACCTCACCAATTGTTGTATATTGTTCCACATTTGAGTTCAGTGAAATGTCTAAAGTTTCTAAGTCTTTGATCGAAACACCATCTCCGCTTTCCCCTGAATCTTTAACCGAAATTTCTAATTGTTTAACTGCATAAGTTGCCATTAACTTACATCTCCTTTTCAAATAATATTGTTAGTTGATAAATCAAACGACCATCATCGTCATAATCGACTTGTCCGCCGCTTGCTACATCTGTTGCTACTACCTTCTGATTTTGGATATTCAGCTCAGAAGGGTTTGTTAAAAGAAAGTAGTTACGTAATAAATCGTATGTTCGTTTGCATTGAATTGTGTTTTTGTCATAAATTAAAAAGCCGATGCTCTCACGAACACGACTTTGCGTTTGTACTTGCTTGTTTTGAAATGTCGGTGCTTCATTAATTACTACCATTGAATCAAGCCCCGTTTGTTTAATGAATCCAAGTGTTTTTATAGCTGGGAATGTTTTTTTGAAATGTGCTACCAAATCTTCAATCATAAACGCATCCCGCCCTCTACAATTTGGTTAATACTCTGAATTCCATAACTTACAGCCATTTCGTACCAACGTGGATTCCGACGATTTTCATAATATTGTCTGCGGGCATAAGGAGTTAAACTAAACACTCTAGCTACAATTGAATTTTTTTGGATGATAATTTTAAAATACGAACTTCGTCGTAAGTCTCCATACAAAATCGGAGTAACAGGCTGTGCTAATTCAACCAATTCTCCCCCAGCCTTTGCAGCCGTTGACAAAGCTTTATTATGAATATCATCTATGACTGCATCTTTAAAACTACTAAAGCTCATGCTCTGTCACCTCTCCTACAACAATTTCGAAATGGTGAATACTTCCATCAGGATTTGGCGGGAAAGATACGCTCTGGACCTCACCTTTAATTAAACAATAGTCAGGAATTACAAAAGATACATTGTCTCCTTCACTCACAACAAAATTTAATTTGTTACAAAATAAATTAACAATATATCTTATGTTTAACCCTTCCTCTGTTTTATTTACGAGCTTTTCAAACTCATAGCGAAACATTGATTTATTAATTGCATCTGGTAAAAGATTTCCAAAGTCATCGCGCCCACTATTACTAGTTATAGTAACTTCTGTGTTTAGGATAGCCTCGGGAATAGGCGGTAATTGAAAGCTCATTAACAGCCACCTACTCCCGCATAAAGCCAGCCACTAGATAAAAGCAAATCCATCACTTTGTCCGGAACGTCAGGTATAAAGTTGTTCGAATTTTGTGATTGACCACCCATAGTTAATTTGCCTAGTGTAAAGTTACCAATGCCAATAAACTCACCATATTTCTTGATGTGTTCACACTGCCATGCAACAGCTTGCTTAATATCATCATCTACATTGTCAAGGTCTACGATATTCGGCATAATTTGCTTGTCAATTGCTACAGAAGCGGCTTTTATTAAATTATCCGCTTCTGTTGGTTCGATACTTAAGTTTGTTAGACTAGCTAACTCACTTGGTGTAATATACGTTTTCATTTACTCACCCTCTTTATTTTTGGGCTCCTTTTTACTCTTGGGTGGCGATTTTTCTGGTTCTTTTTCTGGTTCTTTATACTCGAACTCTTCAAAACCATCAATTTTCAATTGATTGATTAATACAACATCGTCTGTATTGTAAACGACATTTTCTTTTTTTAATTGCATTTCCCTAACCTCCTTAGACTTCTGTAGAAGCGATTACGCCATCTTTTTGTTGGTCCAACACAAAAATGTCGTGGTATACACGATATTGATACAACCAGCCGTCCCCTTGTCCTACAGAGCCGGGTGCGTGCAAATAGATAGAAGCATGTTTTGCGCCGCCGACAACAGAACCTTTATTTACAAGCAAGAAATTCAGTTTCTTAGCACCTGCAGCTGGTTTGTAACCATCTGTAAAATCAAAAGTATCATAGAAACGATCTTCCGCTTCTACCTCAACAATACGTGTACCATCAATAGCCGTAATACGCGTTTCGATGGATGAAGGACCAATGTTTTGCACATTAATAGCTCGAACAAAATCATCACTAAGTTCTAATGCTGCCATCACGTCTGGCGAAACATACATAACAAGATTCTGAGTTCCGTATTTCTTCACTTTTCGAATTGCCGCTTTTAATTTTGTGAACACATTATCTTTAGTGATTTCTTCCGCAACCGAATTACTATTTGTTTTCGCTGCTGTTGCTAACTTAGAAAATCTATAAGCGTCCATTTCTGGTCCAGCATGCCGAGAATTAAACTCTTTAGTAACATTCGCAGCAGAAAGCGCTTGACCTGTTTCGTCCACATCCATAACATCTACAAAGAATTCTACATCACGATCAAAATCAATCGTATAAGATTTATTTGTGTTTGAAGCAGAACCTTCGTTATATCCTTTATTTCTTGTATGTGCTTTAAGTCCTGTTGTTGTGATAGTTTGAATCTTAAACGTTTTTGCATCTAACCATAAAAGGTTAGGTGTTTCTAATTCATTTGTGTAAGTGCCAAAGACTAACTTCTGGTCGAGCTCCTTACCGTACTTGTCTACATAGTTAATAGCCATTTTGCTATCTCTCCTTTTCTAATTATGAATTTAATGCTTGAATGAATGGGTCTGTAGCACTTGGCTCACTTGCATTGCCTAGTCCTGCTCCGATTGGTGGAGGCGTGTCACCATCATCAGATTTTGCAATCCATTCAGGATATTGCTCTGCGAATTTCGCTAAGTTGTCGTCATTTCGCTCTTCATCCCCAAAAAGCTTCGTAAATGCTTCATAGCGTTCTTCTTTTACGCCGCTTTCTTTTAACTTACTGTGCCACTCTGCCGTTTGTTCTTTCTGAACATATTCATCCAGCTTTGATAGTGCCTCGTCTTTCTCTTTTTGAAGTTTTTTCAATGCCTTTTCAGATGAATCATGTTCGCCCACTTGATCGTTAAGCTGATTAATTTGGTCGTTTAACTTCGTGATTTCTTCCTCATGCGCGCTTTTGATGGTTTCAATCTCTCCATTAAATTTCTTTTTTTCAGCCGCTAAGCGATTCTTTACAATTTCATCCAGTTCTGCTTGGGTAAAATTCTTATCGTCCCCACCTTCAGCAAAATGTTGAATGTCAAACTTACGCTGTAAATAATTCTTCATATTTCCTCCTTTTTAAGCTCTGAGTGAGCCATCCCTGTCTATTAGTTGCCGGCAGGTAGGCAAGATTTTTATATCAAGCCAAACAAAAAAAGCGTTCATTTAGACGCTTTTATAATTTCTCTATCCAATTCTCTCTCTAAGAATCGATTGTTATTCAAATGGTCTTGCAAAGCTTCTTCCCATTGCCTTACTTTCCCAGCTGTATATTGTTTAGAAGGACCTTCTGCAAGTATATCTTTTGTTTTCCAATCGCGAATTCCGCGCTCATAGTACCGTTGCTTACTTTGAGCCTCATATTCTTCTTCATCATATGGGATAGGCTCGTCTGTTTCGTCACCTTCGAAATACGAATATAAAAAATGGTGGCAATTTGGATGAAACAAGCCATCGTTTTCCGCTTCTTGTAATGTTTTATATTCATTGCTTTCGTAGTTAACTGATAGCACTTCTCCTTGCCAAGGAGCACAACGCGGACAACTTCTTACGTGAGCTGACACTTGAACTAATTCGTGCTCATATCTTCCAAGAACGCGTTTCATGGCATTTAAACCAACATTAAAAAAAGCACCTCTTGAAGCCATTTCCATGTAAGCTCCTGGTCGGTACTTTCTTCCAGACTGATCTATAACATTTCTTATCCCATCACCTAAAACATTAATAAGTGATGTTGCGATAGCATATTTTAAAACTCCATTGCTATCTTTTGTTTTCTTAACCACTTGTTTGTACTTGGAGGGCGCGATTTTTTGCCAATAATTAGCCATATCTTCCGAAATTTGGATAAGTGCATCACTTTCAGATAAATAATCGTCATTTTGTATATCAACCTCTTTCTTAGTTTGATATCTGGCTTCCATTTCGTCCTCGTATTCATTCACGCAATCAAGATAAACACGATACGTTAGTTTATCTATTTTATTTCTCGTTTCGTCTTTGAAAAGACTTATATGTGCTTTCAATTCTCTTTTAAAATTTATCAAACGCGACTGCTGAATGAATTTCCATTTTGTTGGATTCTTAGCGCCATACATAACATGCTTCTTTATCAGCAAAAGTAAGTCTATTTCGGCATTATTAAAGTGGTTTCGTAAGATAGATGCTTCTTTTTCGAAATCAACCGGTGCATGATGGCTCATCTAATCACCCGCCTTTCGTTTCCATTCCCCCAATTGCTTCCGGGTCAGGAACCTCTCCGATTGCGTTTTCTAAATAGATGCGTTTTACTTCCGCTTGAATTTCTTCATCTTCCCACTTAGGGTGAATTAGTTTCACCTTTTCTTCTACACTCATCGCTAATGCACTGTTCATATTATTTAATGTGCTAGATAATTCATTCAGATTAACAGACATTGGATCTGGAAACTCAATTATTACCCTGATTTCATCACGCATTATTGCTTTTTCTTTATTGTTTGTTCCGCCAGTTAGCAAATATAGGAAGTCCCAAAGCATCTGTTCGTAAACATTTTGAATAAGGCGTTTTTTCTTCTCAATTTTACGCACTGTCGCGTCTTGTAAACTCCAAATTTCGGTCGCCTTAACTTCTCTATTACCTAGATTAAAAGTAGCGGGATTATAACCAGATTTCGAAACAGCTTTCTGAGCAAAATATTCCATCGTTTCGCGATAACTACCGTCTCGGAAGTCTCCTTGCATGAATTGAATCATGTCATTTAACTTCGCTCCAGCATCTAACGTTCCTTTGAACTGCATAAAGTAGTCTTCATCTACATTCATGGACCATTCTTCTTTATCTGTGCTCTTATTAACTTTTTTCCTAAACATTCGTTCGCTAGCCGCTATTTTTGTTTTTGTTTTCTCTCCTTCGCGCATATAAACAGTGAAAAAGTAATCTACGGCAAATAAATAATTGGTACATTGCGATAAGTCAGATTCCCCAAGATTAAGATGTGGGTATCTAGTATTGCTTGGGCTATTATTTATTAAATACGCGCCCATACTCTTTAAACCAATTGATACAGAATGATTCAATTGAATATCATTTGTGTGCAGATAGCTTGTAATCTGTTCTGGTAGTCTCTCCGCACTAATAGGAGTAGTTTTATCGCCATCGATTTTAATAACAGAATATGTTACAAAACCTCCAGATAATTTTTTCCCTTCCTTGTCCCATTGTTTTATTTCTCTGCTTTCAACTAAATAATAAATATCTGCTTTATTACTTGTGGGTATTTCCTCAAAGAAATTAAAACGAAATGGCTCATTGTTTTTAAAATCTATCCAAAATTGGCTAGAGCTATGAACGCTAATAGATGGTCGCCCATTTAAAATGTTAATCTTTACAGCGGATACTCCGCTACCTCCTGCTAATTCAACAATTTTCACGCTCTTACTATCAAAATTATCAATCCGTAATGCTTCTTTCAGTTGCTTTGTTAAGTTTTCATCCTTACTGCCATTAACCCCTGTTACATCAATACTTAAAGGCTTTCCAGATATATACTCAGCCGCAACAACAACAATCTCATTGCCTGTTCCAGAGTTCATTAACTTATCGTGTACTGTTGGCACATATCCTTGAGCCCACAACGAAGTTAAATAGGAGTCTTTGCTCCATTCTTTTTGATTATCTGGAACGAGCGGCAGATATTTTGGTATTAACTCCGGTTCGCTGCCATTAGGTTTTCCATTTAGCCAACCTTTAATAAAGCGTGTCATTACACTCCAAACACCCATTTAATCACTCCTTTCTATATATCTTCATAATTCCTATAAAAGTAGTTTGTAGCGTATCTACTTGTATCCATCGCGTGATTATTCTTGTCAACTGGTTTCCCGCTGTTTTCGTCGCGTACATACATACCAATTTCTTGTAGCCAACTGTAATGGTCATATTGATCGTTAGGTTGTTCAACAAGCAAATAACGCCTTTCGCTTAATAGCGACTGCATCCGCTCAATTCCAACCTCTATACCTTGCGCTTTACCTATCACATCATGAGCATTGTTGTCTGCTCCTGCTGTATCAACACCAACCTTTTCCAGTTCTTCACGTAGCCACCTACACGCTGGGTCAATAAAAACAGGCTCATTTACTGGTACTTCATACTCTTTCATACACCATTGAATGAATTGTTTTATCTCAACGGCATAGGTTGAACCAGCTTTTACTTCTCCTGTATCCCTACCACTGTGATAATAGGATGCAACTTGATTAAATTTATATTTATAATGTCCGTCAGCCGCATGCTCTGTAATTACATAGCACTCACAAACAGTAGCATCTTGTTGTCCTCCATCACCAAAAAAGACCATCTCAATTGGACGACCTTCTAATTTGGGTATTTGGTTTTTCTGCATATCAAATGTTTCGTAAATAATACCTTTTGGCAAAACTCGTTTACCATACCAGTCACGTTGCAAAAGGTAAGAGGAGTGTTTGACTTCGTTATATATTTCTTGTTTCCGTTCTTCTGAAAGAGCTGGATTATCCTTCGCAGTCCAATGCCGCCATTTGTAGCGACCTGACTTTTCATAGTTAGAAAAGATTTCTAACACTGGATGATTCGGTGCAGGTGGGTTCAATTCAGCTAAATGAAATCTATTTTTCGCTGCAAAGGTCCGTCGAAAACATTCTTCAATAAAATCTTTGTGAAGCAAATTGATTTCTAAAAACGTAACAGTACCCAATGACATACCAGTAATAGCACCCACGCTATTTACTTTCCCGCCACCTTTATAATAGATTTTCTTTGGACCGTTTGGAGAATGTATAAGCAAATGATCCCCATGCTCGTCGTGTTTCATTTCTGCAAGATTACCGAATATGTGCATCAATCCAAATCCATCGCCATCCATGAATAAGCGAAAGGCTTGTTCTTGGTTAAATGCAGCAACTAAGTGATTTTGATCTTCGGAAATAGAATAGATATAAGCCATTTTAAAGATATCGGCAGTAGTTTTACCGGATCGCGGAGTTCCTTCGTTGACTTCAAGCGTCACACCCCGAAAAGGGAATGTAATAGTTTCCTGTTGTTTGGGCGTAAATACTAGCTCATCAATTTTACTCAAGGTCTCCGTTTCCTCCTTTGGCAACATCTAATAGTTTATTAAGCAATGTAGTATCTTTTTCAGCGCCTTTAATAAGAGCTGTGCGGGCCTGTATATTATCTGTTGATGCAATAATTTGATTAAGCTTAGCCTTACGTTCATCTTGCTCATCAGCAATGGCGATAAATTGCTTAATCAACCCACTCAATGTAGACATCGCACGACTTTGCGCATTTAAAAAATTCGCCTGTTTGTCCCAAGCGAATTGATACTCATATTTATCAGAACCACTTTCCCCGAATCCAACTTGTGTTTGAACTCTCGTTTCATCCTCAGTGTTTTCTACCCACATAATTTTCTGTGCTCGGATAATAGCGGCGTATTGAATTTGTATCTGTCCCCAAATTAAATCAGTTGGTTCTTGTTGATCCATCATACTAATAATTTCTATTGTGTCATCCGGAAGATATTTAGAGTACAATCCATGTGTACGTGCGTTTTGATTACCTTTAGGAGCGGCGCCGCCTTTATTGTTCTTAGCATTCCCGTTCCCTTTCATTGAATAGTAACGCTCCTTTTGATTCGTAACGTTACTATTGCCATTATCACTCCAGTTATCCTCTGATTTCCATTTCCTAATCTGTGATGGTTTACAATTTAACTTACTGGCAATTTTCACAAGTGGCATTGTCTTATCTGAATCAAGCCACATTTTCTTTGCTATATCTCTGTTTGGGTTTCTTGCTCTAGCCACTCACTTCCACCACCTCGCATTCTGTGTTTGTTTCGTTAATTAATTATTATCTTTAATTGTTCCTACAATGATGCTTAGCGCTTCTAAATAATCATTCTTAGCTTGTTCAAAAGACTTACCATTTAGTGTAGCTAATCTTTCTATTTTCATGTAATGAATCTGGGCTAACACAAAGCTTTGTTCTTGTTCTGAACCAGCAATATTTATTTTGAATTCTGGCTCTTTTCCTTTTACCTCTGTTATTCCAGCTTTTATAATGTCTCTCATATAATCAACCCCTTATTATTTTAATGTATCAAAAAAAAGCCTGTTTTACGAGGCCTTCAAAGAGTTACACGAATTAATTTTTATTCAAAAAAACCATCTTCTATTAATATTTTGTCAATCAAATCTAATTCTTTAAAATACTCTTCTTTCACTTCACCCCAATCATTTAAAATTCCATATAATAAAGAATCTTGTTTCGTAGTAGTTTCAGGGAATCCGATATCTTTCCTAAGCGCAAGAATAAGATCAGACATCATATATACATATTTATTATTAAATGCCTTTTCAGATAGCCCTTTTTCTATAAAAAACGGTGCATCATATTCTTGTATAAATCTTCTATATGTCGTAAACATGTCTATTGTTTCATCGTTAGCAAATAACATTAGGCTATACATCAGCGTATTATATATTTCCCCTAATTCTCTAAGCTTCTTTTCATACCTTTGGACTTCATTTGTGGTTTTCTGAGGCATTTTGCTTATATATAGCATCTCTTTAAACATACTAACAATATCAATAAAAAGTTTTATCTTTTCAGGATGCACATTTTCTTGTGAAATCCTAATTTCTTGTAACTCCTTTGTGATTTTATTGTTTAGCTCATTTAACTTCTTGTCATAAAAATATTTTGGAATCAAACCTATTCCTAACATTCCAAGTAATGGCATAAGCAATTGCGCAATATTAAAATAAATTTCAGCGTTCTCCATGAGCATCTCCTTTTTTTAATTCAACTATAACAAAACAAATAAGTATGCTCAATGTATTACTTATAAATGAGAAGTGGAGTGCAGACTCAATATAAGATTTATTTTTGTAATCATCTTCACTTCTCACTAATAACATTTTATCACCTTTTTTTACTCAAAAAGTGCCAAAAAAGTGCCATTTTCAATTTAACACTTCAATCCCAAGTGTTGTCGCCAGTTCAATAACAGCCTTCCGTTTCTCTCTTTTGTACTGTCTCTCTTCATAAGGAATATCAAGCATAATAGTTCTATCTTGTAAGTTATGAATGAACTTCTCAAACAGTATCTTTCTATGAATGTGCTCAAGTTGATTCATAATAGCATCGTATTTTTTAACCGCTTCTTGTGCTGCATGAACGTTATCGACATTATGAATTGCAGCATCTTCTACTTTTGAATGAAATTCATTACTGAAATTCGGTGGCGTAATCTTGTACATAGTCGTCATATTTGGAAATTTACGATCACCAGCCATTAACCGAAGCGTTAAATAGTCTTTAAAGAACTGTCTTACTGCTCTGACTGTCTGGATGTAGTTAATATCTTCAACTTGTGGTAGATTGAATAGTTGTCCCATAAAGTCGCCCCCATCACTTTATAAATTTTCGATAAACTCCCTTATTTTCTCAACCTTTTCAGCTGTATCAATAAAAGATTCTTCGCTAATTGCTTCTAATTCAATATTGTATTTAGCGATTTCTATGTTTTCGCCGTTACAAATCGCTTCTCTGGTAACTACATTTAATTTTTCAATTTGCATTTTCATCCTCCTAAAATATATTTCCCAAAATCCATAACACGCCTTTTATCAGCGCGCCTAGCATAAATACAGAAAGCAGGATCCAGAAAGCCCAAAAAGCAATACTTATAACGGTTACTCCGATTTTGTTAATCATATTCCACCTCCACAATCACTCGGCTTTCTTCGTCTTTATCGACTATGAAGTAATCAGAAAAGCCCTCGATATAATTTAAGTTGTCATTCTCTAAAAATCCTGCTTCCATCATGCCGTCGAAAATAAACTTTTTAGCAAATGCAATATTGTCTGGGTCTTTTTTCTTGTTGGGAATAATCCAGGTGAATTTAATTCGGCACGGTGTAGAGAAGGTCACACCGTGGCTCATAGCTCTTTTAACATAACAAGCGCAAATATAGGTCATTTGTTTTTTCACTTTAGCAGCGGCTTGTCTGTGCCCTCTCTCTTTGTTTATATAAGTGTTTAAATCAGTTAATGGCAACGGAATTATAATTTTGTTGCTAGTTGTGGTAGTCTTCGATAACTCTTGTTTCATAAATAACTTCTAACTCCTTGTCAGATAATTTATTTAGGTATTCGACTGTATGATTTGTATAATTAGCGATCACGTCTATTAGTTGTTTCCTCTCTTTAATTGTCATGTTGCCACCTTTTGACGTATAGACAAGCCATTCTTTCTTTTGAATTCTATTAGTGCGCTCCTGCTTATGCCCATATCTTCCGCTATTTCCGTATCAGTAAGCTTTTTACTCAATCGTCGATATTCAGTGACTGTAAATATCGAAAGTAACTGTGTTGGTGTAGCTAAACCTTTCTCTTTATCTCCTCTCGCTTCTAGTGTTTCTAGCTTTTTAATTAAATTTTTTCTATCTGTGAGAGTCTTGCTTTTTTCAATCATCGTAATAACTTCCCATTGCTTTTTTCTTAATTCCTTTCTGCTCATTTTCATCGCTCCCCGTTATAAAATTAAATGCTCAAAATGGCAAATCATCTTCATTAATATCAATCGGCTTACCTTCACTTGCAAATGAATCGCTCTTCTGACTCGTATCCGCTCGATATGAGCTTGTTTGATTGTTATTTGAATAATTAGCCTTGTTTTGGTAATTATTCGATGTAGCACCTTCTACGTTGTTATTTTTAGGTTCTAAGAATTGAACTGATTCAGCAACTACCTCAGTAACGAAAACACGTTTACCGTCGCTATCCTCATAATTACGAGTTTGAACACGTCCATCAACGCCTGCCATGCTTCCCTTCTTAAGGAAATTAGCAACGTTTTCTGCTGGTTTACGCCAAACAACGCATTGAATAAAATCGGCTTCTTGTTCTCCTTGTGCATTTTTAAATGGGCGATTTACTGCTAATGTAAAAGTCGCAACAGCCGCGCCTGCCGGAGTGTAACGTAAATCTGGGTCTTTTGTTAATCGTCCTACAAGTACTACACGGTTCATCATTATTCCATACTCCTATCTATTGGTCGTAAGCCTCGATTTGCTAATTCTTTGTAGGCTTTGCTTCTTGATTCTCTTACTATACTTATAAGTTCTTCCGCATGTTTGATATAATCTAAAAGTTCTTCTGCTGTAGAAATAGCTATAAATTCGTCCTCTGCGACTCTGAATGGTGGTATCATTAGCTTTCCCTCTCTTTCTTCCTCTTTGATTTTGGATTCACATTTATGATTTGGTTCTAACCATTCACCGCAATTGATACACCAGTTATTAATACTCATTCGTCATCCTCCTCAAAATCTTTAATTTCCGGTCGTTCTCCGTAGGTTTCAACCATATATTTTTTTGTTTTTTCAACTTCTTTTCTAAATTTGTCTAATCCATTTGCTTCGATTTTTTTCTGAACTAAAGGAATCACATTATCTTTATAATATTCGATTGCTTTATCTCGAGTGTCTAAAACAAAAACGTCTATAAAATCGGCTGGGAAATTTATTAATACTCCACCACTATCTACTTCACTAACTTGTATAAAAATATTGTTTTCTGCATGGAACGGATAAATTGCAAAGTCTATTCCGTCAATCGTCACTTGCATTCCAGTCCGTTCAACCCACCCAGCTTCCGTCGCAATCTGAAACACTTTATCTTTTTCAGATATTTTTATTGTGCTAGTCATTCGCTTACCTCTTTCTGCACATAATAGCCGTATTGCATAGATATTAGTGTTTCTAGTGGTTTTCCTATTACATTGTTCATAAATCTATAAAAAGCGTCGCTCTCTTGTGCATGTATATTGAAATCATAAATGTATTTTCCTATGCGGTATTCTAGCGCCTCTTTATTCCGCTCAAACCAATTCGCCACAGCCTCTGAAACCACTGGCGCTTTAATCACAGTAAATCCTTTATGATCTTTGACGCCTTCCACATATTCTTGTGTTATATTTTTCATTTTTCTTCCTCCGTTGATGGAATTGTAATTTCTAATTTACTAGCAATATCAACTAGCAATTCTCTGATAGCATTTAATTCACTTGCTAATTCTTCAAAGCTGTTTATCTCAGACGTTTTAATTTGATAGTCAACAAATGCCTGTAAAGCTTTATCTATAGTTGGATAGTAACCAACATCTTTGAAAATTTCTGTTCCGTTTTTGTCTACGCCATTTTGCTTGGATAAGATGTATTGAAATTGACTATTTCTTATTACGTAATCGTCATTGATTTTTAATTTCATTCGTCATCCTCCTTCTTCAACGCATTCACCATTTTATCTATTTCTTCTTCGTAATATTCTTCTCTTCTTAAAAGGATTACTTCTCTCATGTTGTCGTCCCTCCAATTCAAATTAAATCAGCATCAATTAGTAAAATCGTTTCATTGGCAGTTTCATAAAACCCTTGTTTTATTTCTTCCTCTGTTTCATATTCTTGCAAGGATGACATGAAGAGTTTCAGTGCTTTTTGCTCTGTTAATTCTGTAGTAATGAATTCTGTCATTAGTCCAGTTCTTGCAAATTCTTCTTCGTGCTTAACAACATCACGCCAATAAATAAAATCAGCTCGTTTTTTGCTTTCTGCTTTAATTAGCGCATAATATTCGTTTTCTTCTCGTGTGTATTCGAAGTATTTACTCATTGTCTTCACCCTCCGCTTCCTCAACAAGAACAGCAAACTTCCAATAACGTTCGTCCATTCTTTTTATCTTCGATTCGGTCAACATAACTGCATCTGTTTTTGATTGTGACAAAGTATAGTCCATTCTGTTTGCCACATAACCAAAATACGGCAATCGCACATAATAAAGCGGTTCTTTCTCGACTTCGTAGCCGTCAAGCCAAGCGCGGGCGAGTAGTTCTTGATTATCAGCTGATGAAATTAACCATTCGTACATTTCAGCAGACATATCAGAATCTTCATAGTCTAACAAACAAGCTAAATCGTATTCTCTTTGTTTACAGTGTTTTATCCAATCCGCGGCAAACCGAGGAACGGCTATCAATTCCGGCTCTTTTACCTTAACGACATCCTCTAATTTCCGGAAAAACCAACTTAAATCTGAAACTTTCAGGTCTACCCAACCAACATCGTTGTTAACACGTTTTATTGTGCCAATGATAAGTTCATTATTTTCTATAAATTGCACTTTATCGCCTTCTTTAAATCTCATGCTTGTTCCTCCTTCGTAAGTATGTTATCAAAAAGAAACCAGTGGTCATCGCCTTTATAAATGTTGTAGGGGATAAGTTCGTCTTTTTCTTCATCGTAGCCAAAATCCCACAGATCATCGCAAACAGATGTCTGGCACCATGCTATTCCAATGGCATCAGCTTCGTTCTCAATCTGCCTAAATATTTCAATTTGCAATCCAAGATTGCTTCCGTCGAACTCATCAATATATTTTTCGTATGCAGCGATTAGTAGTTGAATATCTTCTTTTTTGACAATGACGTTATCAAAAGTGCTACCTAACACCACATTTTCAAAATCTTCATAAACTCCTTTATTAAAGCTGCTAAATGTTTTTTTAAACTCGGTAAACAAATTATCTCTAAAATCATATTTTGCATTTAAGCTATTCCAAACCTTCATAGCTCCCGCAAAAGAATTTTTAACCTCTGCATAAATTTCCACATCACCGTTTGCTCTTACTACATGAATATTTGTACTAGACATATTTGTTCCTCCTAAAATAATTTTAATTGTGGCGGTGGCTCAAAATTACACCAAACTCCATTTACTGCCCGGATAGTTTAGTATTCGTTTCACTTTTTAGCCTCCTAAACCCACTGAATTCTCTTATTTTCCAACGCTGGAATGTTATAACAAACCCAGCAACAACCGCGGTTAAACGATGTTGAATGTCCTAAAAACTTAATTCTTTTCTTAAATATCAATATCGCTAGTTTGTCGCTATATTGTTCGAATATGCTTGCTCGTTTCTCAGTTTCGAGAGTCGCCAATGGCAGTAGTAAAGCAAATGACTTTATTTTCTTTTCGTCTATTAGCTGAAAACTACGCTCTATAATCCGATTCTGTTCAGAGAACGGTGGGTTGCTAATCATTAAGTCACAATTAAGAGGTGGCTCTGTAGTAAAGAAATCATTTCCCACATCGTCAAAAATGTGTGTCGCTTTATATTTAAGATTTAATTCTTCTGCTCTAAGTTTGAACAAGCTATCATAATGATTGAACGGGAACCACAGGCTTTTGAATGACTCAATATCTATCAAGCTGTATATGTCTTCAACAACGTATCGCGGAGTTGCAACGTGGTCTTTATCCGCTTTTTTTAATTCGTACATAGCCATAGCTTTTTTAATGGCTTCTAACGTTTCGTACTCATTTGCGATTGTTTTCATTTGTGAGCCTCCAATTCGTCGCCTCTTCCAAGTTTTCGCATTACCTCTTCATAAGCTTTTTTCTTCTCTTCTCGCTCTTCTTCCGTCATCTCTGGTTGTTTATGCGCTTCTTGTTGATTCTTATCAAACCAATCCGGCAATACTTCTTCTTTAACTGGTTTGTTATATTTGTTGTAAGTGGGCTTGTTATATTTTTGCTCTAACTCTATCTGTCGTTGTTTTTCCGCTGCATCAACATCAGCTATTGTTTTAAATCCTCTGCTTTCCCAGTTTTTAAGGATCTTATTAACATAGGCGTAATTTCGTTTGTTAGCTCCTTGTTCTGATGTAACTTCTAAAGCCTTCATGACAATTTCTCGATTACCTGCAAAATCATCTACCCAAGCAAGTAGCTTTTCCATTTCAACTGGAAGCATCATTCCGAATCCATTTTGTTCCCAAAAATCTTTGAAATTTAAATCGCTGTTGTTGTTGTTATTCTTACATTCTTTAGTTCTTACATTCTTGTTAGTTGTTAGCTGTTTGTTAGCTGTTTGTGAGTCGTTTGTTAGCTGATTGTTAGCAAGTGTGTTAGGTTTATTTTCTGACTCTTGATAAACGCCCCAGTTCACTATGTTTATAAGGGTGTTTACCTTTGTTGATTTCTTTGTTAGAAATCCGTAATTTTCAAATCTTTTTAGCGCTGTCCTGACATTTTGCGAAGAGATACCTTTGCCGCATTCCTCTGTAATTGACTTAATACTTGTGACGAATTCACCCGGTTTTGCTTTGAAAGGTTTCCCCATCCACTCCCACTCGTTTTCCTTGTGATTCGCCATCATTAACAAAGTCACAAGGATGGTTTTTTGCTCGGGTGTAGAGCTTCTCCATATTGGTTTTTCTTTCAAATCTCTATGCAATTTAACCCACCCATGTGACATAAAATTGCCTCCTACTAATTAACTTGTTTTTACACTTCTATTCCTGTAACTCTAAATCAAACAAATCTGCTTCTTGTGGTTGAACGCCTTTACTTAAATCTTTTTGTTCCAAGTCAATTATCTTTGTAAGAGCAACTAAATTCTGTGCGCTTAGCTCGTCTGGTTTGACGTTAAATTTTGAATCAATTAGATCGCTTAAATAAGTTCTTTTTAAGTTGTAAGTTTCTAGTTTTTCTTTGATTATTTCCCATTGTGTTGCTTTCGCGTCTTCTTCTGTCACTGTGTTTTCTTCGTCTGTTTCTATTGTTTTTTGTGTTGGCGTAATATCCTTGCGTTGACCTGGATTGTATTCTTGCTCGTTTTCAATTCCGTTGCTTGGAAGCATTTCATCTTCTCCAATTTCAATTCCAAATTGTGTTTTTGCAGCGCGTTTAATTAAATGTTTTTTGAACATATCGTTAAAATATTTGGACCACATATTTTTATTAGTACCATTCTTCATGTGTTCGACTTCCTCTACATCCATCACAACTACAAAATCCGGAAAATTCTCTTTACGAGCAATTGCGTAACCGCCTGTAACTTTACCGCGAGGAAAGCCAAATTCATGTTTCGTTACAGTCATTACACCTTGTTCATTTCTTCCGAATCTAATTTCGTCTTTCTCATGCACTAATTGAACATCAATGCCTCTGTATCCTTCTGAACGTCTTGCAAGATACTCCACGCCTTCTACCGAAATCTGTATATTCATTTGATTACCATATTTGATGAAATAGACATGATTCAAAAACGGATTTAACCCGCTGTTTTTACATACTTGAACAAATAGTTCGAACTCTTGCGGTGTTGAGTTTTTAGCAATAGTTTGTTGCATTGTTCTTAATTTTTCTTCGTCAAAATTAGCTACCTCGTAACTGTTCTGTGCGTCAATTAATTCATTATTCATTTTCAGAAACTCCTTTTACCGTGAATTTTGTTTTCTTAACAGTTGCTGTAATTAATTGTCCTGTTGGTTTTGGTAATTCGATAACAGATTCTGCATTATCTGCAAAAAGAGGAACAATTGTTTCAGCTTTTAGGCTTAAAGTGTTCGCAAACTCAATGCCTGCAATAATTTTTTCAGCAGTAGATAATTTGCTATAGGGCTTTTGTTGCCACTCCACTTCGAATGTTGGCTTTTCTGTACCATTTTTTAGCACTTCATATAACTTAATCGTGATGTTTTCGAACAACCCATTCACTTTTTCAACCATCAAGTCACTTCTTTTAGCTTTAAATCGTTTTATAGCTTCAACAATTGATTGTGATTTATTGCGTTGTTTTCTAATGCGCTGTTGTTCAAGTTCTGCATCAGCAATTTGTTTGTGTAACTTTTCAGTTTGACCGACTGATTGAATATAACCACTCAATTCTAGTATTTTTTCGTCAATTTCTTTATATTTAACACGATCAAAGTTTTTTTCTGGATTTTCTAGTTTAGCTAAACGCGCTTTTGATGCTTCTAATTCTTCAACCATTATTTTTCCTGCTGTTACAAGTCTGTTATAATGTTCTTTTCGATATTGAATTGCATGTTCGATGGAATCACCTTGTAAAGTTTGTCCACAATATTCACAGTTTTCTTCTATTTTTTGTTCTCGAACATTTAATGCTTCTTCTCTTTTTCTAAGAATCCTTTCTTTTAGCGCATTTATTTTTTGTTCTGCATCTGCATAATCAATTCGTAATTGCACATTTTTATCCTCTTCCGATTCAATTGCTGTTCTTTCTGCGATTAAAGCGTCCTTTTGCTCTGTAATCTCTTTGATATCCATGTTTACTTCGCTAGCATTTGACAGTTGTTCTTTAAGTGTCAATACTCGTTCAGAAGCACGCTCATACTGTTTATCAGAGCTTTTGAATGTTTCTCTATTCACTGCTTCTAAATCGTCTAAAAGATGCTTATTAAGCTCTGTAGAAAGAAGTGTTCTATCACTCTCGTTCATTTCTTCTAAAACTTCTTTTTCACCTGGTTCGGTCACATAAGAAAGTAATTGCTCTCGCTGTGTCTGCCAATGTTGAGAAAAGAAATATCCGGGACTATATAGTGAGTAAAATAGATTTTTTTCAAATAAAGAGTCAATCATATCAGCGAATTCAGTTGCTTTTCTAGGAACTTCATTAATTGCATATTTAGCCGTTTTCTTTTGCTTTTTAGTTAGTAACAAATCTTTTCCATCTGCGTTTATTAATAGCGAAACATGCACTTCCTCTTCCGTTCCAAGCGGCTGTGGTTCAATCTTTGTACCTAACAAGTCCGTGCCATAAAGTAGCCATGTTACTGCTTCGCCGACACTTGTTTTACCGAAACCGTTTTTGCCACTAATTTGTGTTACTTGTTCATAGTCCACTACTAAATTTTTATGATTCTTGAAATTTTCTAAAGTAAGTTGTTTAAATACGATTTTCATATATGTTACCTCCATTGATTAATATGTGAATTTGAGGTATAATTTCATTAAGGTAATATCTCAAATCCCGGACCCACACTGCTATGTGGGTCTTTTTTATTCTTCGTTTTCCGCCTCTTCTTCATTAGTATGCTCCAATTCCTCTAAATATTCGTTATGCCAAATTTGGTTTATCCTTTCAAAACTGGACCAACAAGCATCAACAACCATCGGATTCTCAACCATGTTTTTTATCACTTCCTCTCAACCAGTAACCTGCAATTAGCGACATAAACGACACGAAAATCATTACTGCGAAAACATCCATTATCTTGTGACCTCCTCATAGCCCTTTAGTTTTAACTCTTCGATATAGTCCGCCATTTTCTCGCAGCCTGTTTCAATAAGCGGGATTTTTTGCCGGAAAGCTGGATTAGCGATCATTTTCGTTCTGTCGTCTATGAAAATCTCACTATTACCGAAAATCGTTTGTTTCCGAAAAACTCTTTCTGTCATTGCTGCAACCCTCCTAAATTAAAATCAGAATTAAAATCAAATTACATAAGTTTATTAACGCTAACGCCGCTGCTATTATTACTAAGATGCTGAACAACACTTTCAAGCTCTTACCGCCTGACTAGCTGTCCCGCCATTTCTTACCCACTCTTCAATTTGGTCTTCTACAAAAAATAGATTAGAACCAATTTTCGTGTATGGAATTTCGTCTCGCTTTACCATGCTATAAAGCTTAGAACGACTAATCTCAATACCTTGTCGCTTCATTCTTTCTAACAATTCTGACGCTGTTATTGCATTAAACGTCATTTTTAACCACTCCTAACTTTTTATAATATTGATCACGTTTACTTAAAACTTGTTGTAAATCTATGTTGAATGTTCTTGCTATACTTGTATTTAGAGTTAAAGCTGTTGCAATCACATCTGTTATTTCTGAAATTGCTTGTTTCGCTGCTTCTCGCTGTAACATGTCGCCTTTTCTCAAATTGAATGTCATTGTCTCTATGCCGTTTTTTAGCGTGTTCATCGCTTCTTCAACTTCTAGTTCAAATCTGTTAGTTAAAGAAGCGTGATGGTTGTCTAAACCGTCAAAAAGCGGTGGTATCATTCCGTTGCTGAATTCATGTGCAAACAAGTAAGTACTTCGCGGTTCGTTGTAACTATCAATTAGCTGTTCTGCTTGCTCTAGTGAAACAGTACGTTTTCCTTTTATCTGATTACTTATTAACGCTGGCGTTACATAACTATCTATCGCTAGCTCTTTTTGCGTGCGAGTTTCTGCTAAAACTTGCATCGCGGCTGTTGCTGATGTTGATTTTTGAAACATAATATCTCAATCCTTTTTGTTTATTTTTCAGCGACTAATTAACAACTTATCGTTATATACTATTGTTAGTCGCTCCCCGGTGACTGTAAGTTGTCTGTAAGCGTCGTGTGGTAGCGGCGCTTAAATTGTTTTTAATGATTGTTCTAAAAACTTATTTACAAAGTAAAGTTGTCCTTTGCCTGTAACTTTTGCTGTAATTGCTGTTTGCGCCCCGCTTGACCTTATAATCGCTGTTTCTTTAATCTTAAATAGTCCCAGTTCCATACTTTTTTGCGTAGGGCGATTGTAATCCGTGCCTTTTCTTGAAATGAGATATCCTCTTTGGCGCATCCATTCAAATAGTCTTTTCTCCCCAATATCTACGCCATTTTGTTGGATTAGCTTAGCTAAATCTCTTATTAAAATGGTTCCTCTTGCATCGCTTACAGCATCGGCAAACATCACTTTCGGCTTTTGTATCTCTAATCTTTGTTCCGCTTCTATCCGCTTTGTTTTTTCTTCTTTCAAATTTGTTGCTAGCCTGATTAGAAAATCAGGGTCAGTGATTGCTCTTTCGATTGTGTCATTTGTCATGTAAGCTCCATGCTTACGAACGGATGGTAATATCTCCGAAGTTACCCAGTCTTGAAATCTTTCAGCAGATTCTAGTTTTGATTTAAAAATCAACTGATATAGACCCGCTTCATTTATAGCGGTTAAATTCTGGCTTCCTCCAAGGGAGTCGTGTTTCACGACCCCCTTGTTTTTAAGGAAAACATGACGTTTTAATGCATCGCGGCTATTTGAATATCCCAATACTTTTGCCACGTCTTTGCCGATAAAATGAGGCTCGTTTTCAATAAATACTGTTCTTACTTCATTTCCTTCGAAGTTGAATATTTGTAAATTTGACATTTTGTTCTCCTTTCTGTTCGCCCTTTCACAGTGCTATAGTTTTTGTGAAGGGAGGTGGGTAAAATGACTAAATTAATAATTAATGAATTTGATTTTTCTTTAAATGCATCAAATTATCATATTCTGAATGACTTAATATGCGTGGAATCTACATTAAACAATTCAGAACTAAACTCATTTATCGAATTATATAAATCTCATTTAACCGATGAAGAATCTTTCGATTTTATGTTTGATAATAAAAAATACTATGGTAGATTTGGCAGATTTGTATTTGATTCCAAAGGAAAAATTCAATTATTCTTAACAACTAAACCTTTTGTAATTGATGAAAACACCTATACTTATTCATCCGTAACAAGAAACGAAGTAGAGTATTACAATACTTCTAAAGTTTTAGTCGATTTAGAGAAAAGATTTAATTCCTTGATTGACTTACTAAAAAAGAAAGAACTTATAAACGAAGACGAAACAGATATCTTTGCTGGATATTTAACGTCATATGAAGAAGGTATTAAGATTAAAACTGAAGTAGCAGATTTAGATGAATATCTAAAAGAAACTCATGAAACAATTGAAGATATTAAAAATCAGTACTTGGAGTAGCAAAATGTCTTAATTTTATACTCTTTTCTGCCTCTCTTATTTCTTCCTTAGAATTCACCTTAATTTCTAACGAGTTTATAGTGCTAGCCAAGTCTTCCACCAAAGATTTGGCTTCACTTAATCTCTTTTCTAACAAAGCGGCGTTTTCTATGGAATCCTCTACTCCATTCAGCTCTACTTCCATTTCGATAATTTTTAACTCTTGATCTTTTTCAAGTAAATTTAAAATATTTTTTATAACGCTGTATTTAACGAATGAGCCGCTCTCTATTGCATTACCATTTTCTAAAATTGTTTCTAGTTTAATAATTGCTTGTTTGATGTTATTCATTTTTCTCCCTCCTCTATTTGTTTTAAAAAAGCCTCTACTTCTAAACCATCCACGTCTATTCTTTCTGGATAGCATTCAATAATTAACTTTGGTCGTTCACCACCCAGTATTTCTAAATGAATACCCGTTACAAATCGCCCTACTTTCCAGTCACCAAGTTGAATAGCATTATATGCAGACCCATCTTCTCTTTGACTAGTTTTGATTGACAAAGTTAACTCTTCGTTACTCATTTTCTAACCTCCTGTACTTATTAGACACAATATGTGTCTTTGTTATTAAAAAAAATATCTTCAATCGGAACATTGTAGTAATTAGCAATTTTGTTAGCTAAATTTAGAGAGGGGGTTCTATCTCCCCTTTCAATTGCACCAAGCATTTGAGGAGTCACGCCCAAATCTTTTGATACATCTTGTCTAGAGCGCTTGCCTCTCAATTTAACAAGCTTTTCTCTCAAATTGTTCACCTCCTAAAAAGAAACACTTCGTTTCTCGATAAACAAACTATATCAGAAACATATCGTTTCTGTCAAGCATTTTTAGAAACTTTTTGTTTCTTTCGATTTTTTTAATAGACTAGAAACTATTTGTTTCTTATAATTAGTGTAATAAATACAAAAGAAGGTGTTAAAAGTGTTTGGCAATAGACTTTCAGAACTAAGAAAGAAAAAAGGAATATCTCAGTACAAATTAGCTGATGAATTAGGCTTTTCTCGCGGTCAGATTGCTAATTATGAGCAAGGTTCAAGAGAACCAGATTATTCCACATTACTTAAAATTGCTGAATATTTCAATGTGACGACTGATTATCTATTAGGAAAAGAAGCATTCGACAACAGCGACTTACTTGCAGCTCATATCGATGATGACTTAACAGAAGATGAAAGAATAGAAATAGAAAAATACCTCAAGTTTATACGTTCGCAAAAAGAGGAATAGCCTAAATACAATTTTTTAGGGGGCTCATAGATGAATAAAACAAGTTCTGAACTAAAACAAGAATTTCCGGAATTGAATTTCATTATTGATAACAGCTTGCCGACGAAATTATTTGGCTTTATACAAAATAAAGTTGTCCATTTGCATCCATCGTTAACAGAAAGTGAGCTTAGATGTACTATTATAGAAGAGGCAATGCATTGGAAATACACCGTTGGGGATATAACAAATTTTAATAACATCGATAATATTAAACAAGAAAAATTCGCTCGTCGTAAATCTCATGAATACTTAGTAAATTTACAAACACTTGCATTATGCTACGATCTTGGATATAGAACATATTATGAAGCTGCTACTTTTTTAAATGTTACTGAAAAATTTTTGATTGAAGTAGTAGAGAATTATAGAGAAAAATATGGACTAATGTATAATAATGGTAATTATATTATACATTTTGGCTCTACCATTCAAGTTTTCCAAGAGGATAACTCTTTTTATCCTTATGATTATGGGTGCTAA